CGCGGTGGGCGTACAGACTGCCCAGACGCAACTTGATCCAGCTTTTGAGGCCTTCGGGCACATCCGCTGCGCTGCCATACCCGGCATCAAAAGTCACAGAGACGGCACCGATTTGCGGCAAGGCCACAGGCCAGATCTGACCAAACACCGGAGTGATTCGGGCAGGCTCACAGGCCTTGTCCACCGTGTAATGTGCGGAGGGCATGACTTGCGAAACACCCGCCATGTCCAAATAGCGAATTTCCACCACCGATTGCAGGGGTGACTTGGGAATCAGGATGGCATGCCCGGGCAGCGTGAAGGTCTGCCCTACGAGCACACACATCAGGCTGGGTCCGGGAAAGCTGTCGAGCACCATGCGCCAGCGGGCCGTGACCAGCTGCCGCTGGGTCAGCATCTCGGCGGCCTGTCGGGCTGCAGAGATCAGCGCCTGAATCAGGGCATCGTCGTCGTCAAAGTCCACACGCAGGTGGAGCTTGGCCTCGGCCAGCGAGACGGGCTCGGCCGCTGGCGGGGTGATCAACTGCATGGGCATGCACCGCTCTCCCCTTCAGATCAAACGATCTGAGCCACAGCAGCTTGGTTGGCTGTTTCGGCTGAGGCCAGTCGCGGGTTGACGCCCAGCAGCTGCGCCGAGGTGTTGGCTGCAGCAGCAGCCACCGTGACCACGAGGCGGACAAAGGCAAAGCCATTGTTCACATCGAGCTCTTCAGGACGCAAGTTGATGAGCGCCTGACGGTTGGCACCGTTGCTCGCCTGGGTGAGCTGTACGATGGGTTTTCCCGCCACGTCCTTGGCACCCGTACCACTGGCGTCCTGGGCCTGCTGCAGCTTGGCGTCGACGGTGGCACCTGTGGCCAAAGCGCCGGTTTGAACCAGCGCCAGCAGGCCATGGTGGGTGCTCAGCGGCACCCAGCCAGTGTTTGCGACACCTGGTGCTTGGTTGCCCGGATCGAGCGTGGCCAAGATGGACAGCTGCTCGCTGCCTTTTGCATTGGGAAACATGAGGGTTCTCCTTCAAAGTAGGGCGACGATCAACGTGCGCCCAGTTGGACAAAGGGCGACAAGGTGGCGTTGCCCTTGGCCGGTGCAATGGGCGCTGCGATCTTGGACTGGCCGTCCATGCGGAAGGTGGTCCGAAAGGCGGTGAGGTCCGAGTCGAAGTACAGGTGCATGGAGGTGGCCGTTTGCATGCCACCGGCCTTGGTAATGGTCTGGTAGTACGACAGGTCGGCCAGCAACACATCGCCCGCCGCAGAAAAGCTGTTGGCGTGCTGGGAGACGAACACCGGGCGGCCGAGCAAAGTGCCGTAGGGCGAGACCTGGATGCCCCCGACGGGTAATCCCGTGGGCAGGTAAATCGGGTAGTTGCCCAGCATGAGCGTGAAAAGGGCTGGCAAAACGTCGTTGTTGACGATCCACACCGCCTTGCCAAATGAGCCTGGAGGCAAGCGCGAGATCATCTTGGCCAGGTTCTGGGCCAGCAGGGTCTGGGCGGCCTGGCCCGACTCCTTGGCCACCGTCACCGTGGTCGCGTTGGTCATGCAGCCCACCGGCAGGCCGGTGCCCGCGCCAAACAGGATCGACTCGTTGGTCTTCCAGCGAATGGAAGTGGCGATCTTGTCGGGCAGGTAGGTCGACAGCGCATTGGTGTCGTCCAGCAACTCATCCGTCACCGGCACCAGAGCCATGAGCTTTTTGAGGCGCAAGGTGGACAGGCCCAGCACCGGTTTGGTGACACCGGCCGGATTGGCTTCGCCTTGCCAGTAGGCTCGGATGCCGTTGGTGCCCCAGGGCGTGGTCTCGTCTTTGGGGAAGGCCATGGTGTTGCCCGTGATCTCGACGTTGTCGGTCAGCGGCAGCAAGGAGTCTTCACCCAGGGAGAGCTGGAAGATTTCTTGAGCGAATTGGGGCGGCACCAGAAAGCCACCGTCTTGCGCCGAGCCTTCGCTGCCAAAAGAGGCAGGGGCGACGGCACCGCGACCGGAGCCAATCAGGAGGCGCTCGTCGATGGCGCTGCCGGGGTTTTGCGCCTGACGCACGGTTTTGAGGAAGTCGCCCACGGTTTTGAAGCCGTGCTTGGGATCGGCTTCGAGGTTGTCGGTGACGGAAATCACCGTGGCGGTGTGACCATGGGGGACTGCTGAATGGGCCACATTGGCCATATGCGCCTCTTCGGCGATCAGGGCTGCCTCGCGGTCGATGGCAGCCGATGCTGCCTCGATCTTGGCCTTAAGGGCGTTGAACGCATTCAACTCCTCATCGGTCATGTCGCGCTCCTCAGCAGCGGCGATGTCGGTCAGGGCACGGGCGTCCTTGACCAGGGTGGCTTTGCGAGCTTGAAGCTCGCGCAATTGCTTACTCATTGGTGTTGCTCCAGAAATAAAAATGCCGCCCAGGCAGTAAGCACGGGGCGGCGGTTTGAGGCGCGACCAACGGGTCGCAGGTGGTCGGCAGCCCTCAATGGAGGACTGCTGAATTGTGGAAACGTAATCTGTACGGGGTCAGATCAGCGCAAGCGCTGCTCGGGCCCGTCCAAGCCGGGAAGCACCCGGTGGCTTTTGAGGGACGGCCGACTTTTGCATCTTGGCCAGCACATCGTCGAAGGTGGCAACGCCGTCCACCATCTTGGCGGCAAGCGCCGCATCGGCACCCAGCACCCGACCCTCGCCCATGCCGTCACTCACATCGGCAACTGAGACGCCTCGGCCTTTGGCCACAGCTTTGATGAAGGCGTTGTAATAGTCGTCCACACGGGACTGCATAAAGGCCTGTGCCTCAGGATCCAGCGGCACATATGGGTTGCCCTCGACCTTGAACTTGCCTGCCGAAATCAGGGTGGGTTTGACCCCCTCCTCTTCCAGCGCCTTCGAGTAATCAAAGTGGGCCTGCCAGACACCAATGGAGCCGACCTCGCCACCCGGGGTGACGTAGAACTCACCAGCTGAGCAACCGATCCAATAGGCGGCAGAGGCGGCCAGGCTGTTGGCCACGGCCACCACGGGCTTTTGGGCCCGGGCTTTGACGATCTCGGCGGCCAACTCGGCCACGCCGTAGACGCTGCCGCCGGGGCTATCGATGTCGATCAGGATCTGACCCACCGTGTCATCCGCCAGGACCTGGCGCATTGCGCTTGTGAATTTCTGAGTGCTGGTGCTGCCCGGCCCCGAGATGTCATCGACCATGTTGCCGCGCTGCGTGACCACACCATACAGGGGCAAGACCGCGATGCCCAAACCAGCACTGGAGGCCGCACGATCTGAGGCGAACTGTTTGCGCGTGTCACGCAAGACCCGGTCAGTATTGATCTGAAACAGCGTCTCGTCGCTGGGGGGCACGTCAGAAGACCAACGGGTGAGGACAGCAGTCATCGCCTGCAGACGCTCGGGCATCAATGCCCAGGGCGTGGTCAAAAATTCAGAGATCAGAAGTTGCTTGTTCATTCATGCATTCCAAGTTCGATGAGCGCTTGCGCCAGTGCATGCTCATCGGTAGGTGTTTCAATATGGGCGGCCCACTGCTCAACCCGTGAAGGAGTCAACCCAAAGGTCTCAGAGATCAAATTCACTTCTTTGGATCCGATCACACCGGTCCTGCTGATGCGGCGTGCCAGACGCTGTGCATTGACATGAACCAAACCCCGCAGCCTCTGGCGAATGGCTTGATCAGACCCGGGGTCTGCGTCAGGTGAGGGCGTTCCGTCTGCCGCTGCAGTCTGTGACTCCAATGCCTCGGCCGCGTCTTCTTCGACCATGTTGAGCGGGCGAAGAGGCTGATCCAGTCCAGAAATCGGGTTGAGGTTCTCGGCGATGCGGGCCTCGTTGCGGGTGAGCCAGCCGTTTTGGATGCCGCTTTGGTAGTAAGCCGAGCGGCTGGCCGCATCACCACGCATCAGGTTGGCGAAGTCAAACTCGATTTCGAGCTCATCGCCGTCCAGCATCAGGCCCGCTTCGATCGAAGCCTCCCAGCGCTCGGCCCAGGGCGTCATGGTGTGCATGACGAACTCCAGGCTTTGCTGCTCGATGTTCGAGAAGGTGGCCCGATCCAGGTCCGCGATCATGTGTGGCGGCACCCGAAACAGGCGAGCGATGTCCGTGATCTGGAACTTGCGCAGCTCCAGGAACTGGGCGTCCTTGTTCGTGACACCCACCTCATGGAACTTCATGCCGTTTTCCAGCACAAGCACCTTGCCCCGGTTGGCGCCGGACTGGGCGGCCTGGTAGGACTCCCGAAACACCCGCTTGGCCTCTGCGTCCTTGAAGTTGCCCGGGAACTCGATCCAGCCCCCTGTGGGTTTAGCATCGTTGTTGAAGAACCGGGCGCCATAGTCCTGCGCGGCCAATGCCATGCCCAGGCTCTCACGGGAAAGCTCGATGGGACTCAAGCCCAGCAGACCGTCCGAGGACAAACCCCGCAGGTGCCAGACCTCGCCGCGAGGCAGGATCATTTCGTGGCCTGCCTGGTTCTGAATCCGATATCGGTAGTCACCTTCAGTGAGCAGTTCCATTAGCACCCGGTCCGGATGGATAGGGATCAGCTCGGTGATCTCGCCCCGGCCGTTGGCCAGAATTTGGCAGAAGGCATTGCCACGCAGGGCCAGGTGCCCCTGCAGCATCTCGCGCCACTCGAACGGGTTCTGGTACCGGTTGGGCTTCTTGCCCAACAACCGGTAGAGCCAG